GTAAAAAGAGCGTGTGATACTTCGTGACCAACAAGCATGTCATACACCACTTTGCCTTTATCTTTCCAGACTGGAAGACCAAGTACACGATGCTTTACATCGAAGTATGCGGTTGTGATACCCTTTTTGTGAGTGACCGTAATATTTTCTGTGGCGAGTAGTCGGGCCACCGATGATTGATTCTGTAAATCGAGTATTTTTTCCATAAACCTTAACTCCTTGTGGATGTTATAGATCTATTATACTCTAAGAAACGCTAAATGTGAACCGTTTTTATCACTTTTTTTATCCTTTCAGGCTAAGCTGTTATATATCAACAACTTATGAAAGTACTTTTTTTGCCTGAGCCACTATTTCATCGTATTTTCCATAGCTTATGGTGACTCCATACTCGTCTTTAAAAGACGGAGCTAGGTTATTCTCAAAATGAGTTCTGAAAAGGTTGTCATCAGTCTGACGTGGATCGTACTGCGCTCGCATGCTCGCGAGCGCGATTATATTATTAGCGATGTCGTACTTATAATGCTCCATCTTTTTTCAATCGGCTAAAGTTATTTGTCTTTTCAAATTCTAGTTTCTTTGGAAATTTACCTTCGAGCATATCCTGTTTGTGTGATATGATAAACACGTTAGTTTCTTTACCAAGTGTATATAGTATCTTTAATAGATTGTCTACGCCATCAGCATCCATACTCGAATCAAATGTTTCATCAAGAATAAGCAGATTAGTATTTGCTGAGTTTTTCATACGAGCAATTTGGCGCCATGCAAACAATAGACTTAGATCTATACGCTGTTTTTCACCTTCAGAAAAAGAAGCATACGTAAATTCGTCACGGTGGCGTGATTTAATCGTTTCATTAAAAGAATCATCGAGGTGGAACAACACAAAGAAATCTAATATTTGTAGGTATTGATTAATAAGCTTATTCATTACTGGCAAATACTGACGGATGACCTTTGTTTTAATTCCTGTATCACGCAACAATTCGCTAATAGCATCAAGATAAGAGCTCACTTTTGATTGTTCTGAACGTTTAGTAATAAGCTCTTCACGTGTATCGCGATCAGTGTTAAGTTTTAATTCTGCTGCTGTAGTATCTTGAACTTCAATAACCTTATCCAATGAATTAATTTTGTCCTTAAGTCCAGCAACTTTTACGTTATTAGTATTAATAGATGATTGAACTTCATTTAGGTGAACCCATTGCTCACGGTATTCTTCATGTAAAGTTTCAACTTCACTTCTTTCTTCTATTGACTTATTGATTTGTGACTGTATTTTCTTTGCACTCGACCTTGCTTCAGCAATCTTTTTATTTTTTAATTCTGTCGATAGGTCTTGAGAACATGTAGGACATACACTGTTTTCTTCATAGAACTTTGCTTCTTTTACGATTTTTCTTGCGTCAGTATCAAGAGATTGCTCAGAGAATGAATGATTCTGTATTTTGTTATGAGCGTTATCCATTTTAGATTTTACATCGGTGTATGTATTATCGTACTCTTCTTGTAACGTGGTATTACTACTATCTACTTCAGCAATTTCATCTTCGATTCTTTCGATTTCTTTAGCACGTTTAGATTCCTGTGAAGTATCAATACGTTTTAAATCAGCGATATGATTGCTCTGCAGACTTATGGTTTCTTTTAGCAATTCTAGTTGATGATCAGTATCATTCATTTGACTGCGTAAAAGACTTGCTTTATCTTTTAGAACACCATTCATCTTTGTGAATATACCAATATCTAAAAGATCCTCAATCACATTCCTACGTTGATGAGAAGGTAGTTGCATAAAAGGAATAAAGTTAGATGATCCTAGAACAACTACTTGGTGAAAAGACTTGTGATTCAGTTTAAGAATGTTTTGCTCAATGATTTTTTGGTAATCACGACTGTGTGATTCTTGATCTAACAGCTTACCGTTTCTATACACTTCAAATATATTTGGCTTTATGCCACGAATAATCTTATATTCAATATTACCAACAGAAAATTCAACAGTAACTAAGCAATTCTTATTATTGATAGAATTAACTAACTGCGGTTTATTAATGCTACGGTGTGGTTTACCAAACAAAGCGTATGATAAAGCATCTAGCATCGTAGATTTACCAGCGCCATTTGCACCAACTACTAATGTAGAAGAGTCTTGGTTTAAGTAAACGGTTGTTTCTGTATTTCCTGTTGATAGAAAATTTTTCCAAGTTAGTTTTTTGAATGTAATCATTATATATTATCAAGCGCCTGTGCTTCAACCAAAAGCTCTTGCATCATTTTTTTAAGTATGTCTGGATTTAGATTTGTTTCAGTAGCGTCGATATAGCTATTAAGCAGAGTTGGTGTATCATCTACTTTAACGTTATCGTCTTCAACATTATCTCCACTGTACTCATCAAAGTTTTCTATGATTCGTACTTCGTGAGGATTGTAATCATACACCTTTTCCATAAACTTATCAAAGGCGTATAGATCTTTTTTGTTTGTTACAATTACTTTAATGTATGTATTTTCAATCTGTTCTTTAGTGACAACTGTCTCATCATCGCCATCATAGAAAATCTTTTGAAAAAGGACATTGGTGTTACGGACTGGTGTGACATCACGTGTTTCTGTATCTAAAACGTGAAAGTGTTTAGGATCTCCAGCATCAGACCATGTCAATTCGTATTGTGTACCTAGATACGTAATGTTTTCTTGAGTGCTCTTTGTGTGATAGTGTCCTGTATAAACAGCCTCATACCTATCAAACATTTTCTTATCCATGCCGTGTGATTTAATATTAGCACCCGCCATATAGTTAAAACCGCCAAGCTCTAAGTGACCCATAAGAATAGGAGCAGCTGCCGTATTAATAAACTGAACAGACTCTTGTTCGTTTTCTTTGCACAGCCAAGGGAGTAGAGCTACATCTAATCCATCATAGTTAACAACAATAGGATCCATGTATATATTGATACGATCAGAATATTGTTTCAGTATTGTTTCAATCGAATTAAGCGAGTTTGTGTTCTTATAATACACATCATGATTACCAGGAATAATGTCCATAGTCATATCATACTTATAAAGCTTAGATACAAAGTGCTTGTAGTTATGTTCTAAAACTTTATAGTTGACGTACTTACGGTGCTCGAAATAATCACCTAAGTGCAATATACGTTTAATCCCATTCTCCACGAGATAGGGAAAAAATATTTCATCATAAAACTTGGCTGAATAATCTAGAAAGATGTCTGAGCCATTTTTGACACCAGCGTGAGTGTCATTCAATATCGCTATTTGCATAATATATTATAGAAACTTTTCTAAGCCACCAATGATTTTCTTCTTTGCTCGTTTCTTTTTTAGTTCTTTTCCGAACTCTTTAATCTTATCATCATTGTGTCGAATTCTTTGTGACTTATAACGCACCCGATCTACAATACCATTACAATCAGGGTGATCACCAATATCCATAAAGGCAGAAGCACCTGCAAAATCAATGTATCTTTCTTTGATTTCTTGTTGTTTCTTTTCTTTGGCAATTCTACGTAAAAAGGCGTAGTAAGTGATTTGTGTAAAATAAGCAAAGGCATTAGGCAATCCAGTGCGGGTTGCTTTTTTAACATCATAGTTCATAATTGCTTTAATACAATTCTCAACTGCGTCCATTACCATTTCTTCTCTGTATGTATAACCAACAAAGTTCGGTTTGTGTGATAATCCTTCTGCTATCTTTAAAAAACAAGTTCCAATATATTCAGTAATATTTGGTTCGTCTTCTGTTTTATCCCTAGCTTCATTGACTGAAGTTACGTAATCAACAACCGATTGTGAAAACTGTTTATTGTTTACGTAGTGTGGCTTATCTCTCGCTTTTTTCTTTACTTCCTTTTTCATTTTATAGACTCTATTATATAATAAGTTGACACTTTTGTACACTACAACTTATATATTATTTTTATTCATTTTTTGGTGTACAACTATGCATTCTAATGGTATAATAAATAAGTACAAACAAAGAAAAGGGCGATAAGTTTATTTCTGGTTATGTTTCCTTCTCCACTCAAGGTGAATATCGGAAGTGGATTTAAATTCCTTTGAATTATCTATCCCATTATCTACCTTCCAAGACTCTTCATCTTCATCCTCATCCATAAAATCTTGATTATCAACTTGAGGATTAAACATTTGATCTATTACATCCTTCATTTCGTTAGGTGTTAATACATCATTCAATTTCTCCATCAGAAAATATCGATGGTAATGCATCCTAAGAGGGAAACTAGTAGCAGTAAGTCCAATGACCTTATCTCCAGCTATCTGTATTAGCTCATCTGGATCTGAATCAAGCCACGACCGCAGAAAACATTTCTCTGTTTTATCATCATGCTTTAGTTGCAACGCACCTGCTAAATAAATTATGTTACTTTCTTCGTCCCTTTCAAATTCTTCTGCAATCAAGTACGTCCCATCGACTAAACGATAGCTCATAATGTCACACTCGTTCAAGTAATTTTTAAAATCTTCTGATGGATTGTAGTCGCTCATAGTGGCACCTCGTGTATTTTATAATTAAACTTCTCTTTAGCATAGATTTTTACTCTTGCGATAGCGTGATTTAAAGTGTAGTTCTTTTTCTTCTTCCACGATAAATCATCTGCTAAATCGTAAATGGTTGTACCTTGTTCATCTTCTGTTTTTCGCAATCCTCTTCCGATAGATTGTAGAACTCTTATTTGTGATTTTGTAGGTGAAGCAAACATTATATTGTGCAGGTTAATTATATTTATACCTGTCGAAAAGGTACCTACACTCGCAACGATGATCGCGTTCTTTTCCTTTTCAGTAATAGCACGTATTCTTTCACGCTCTTCAGCATTCACTGCACCCGATACAAAGAATACTTTACGTCCGGTGCTTTTGCATTTTTCAACAAACATGTCGTACAATGGCTTACCGTGTTTTTGCACAAGAGTGTATAGTACTAAGGAATTACCTTGTTGATCACATGTAAGATTCACGATAAAGCGGTTCCGTCTTTCATGGCTCACGATGTAGTCAATCTCGTCTGGGTATTTCAATCCTTTACATATCTTTTTTTCTTCGTCTGGGTACTTTAATACTAGGCACTGTACTGTTAGTTGTGCTAACGTGTTAGAATCTATCAACTCTTTTGTAGTTGTAACTTTTCGAATAGGTCCAAAGTTACCTTCTAACACCATTTGGTTTGCTACCGCATCATCAATCGTTCCAGTGGTACCTATACGCATATACGCATTAGTTAATCGATTCATGATTGTTGTTAATGACTTAGCTTTAAATGTGTGTGCTTCGTCACCTACTACAAGTCCGTATTGAACAAACCAGCTTGCAGGTAGATTAATCGCACTTTGCCATGTAGTAATTACCACTGATTGATCAAAACCGTGCTTTTCTTTTCCTGAATAAATTCGGTGCACATCTTCTTCTGAAGAGAACTCATTATCGTTTTTAGCATACTCATCAAAATCTTTATACATCTGCTCAACCAACGATGTTGTAGGAACTACCACTAACGCTTTCTTATCCATATCGTTATCTAAAAAGTATCGCAGCAACATATAAATGATAAGCGATTTACCAGATCCAGTGGGTGATAATAATAAACATCTATGGTTTTGCGCTGCGTGAATAAACGCATCTAACTGGTAATCACGCGGTGTAATAGTCTTTCCAGCATTCGATAATGAAAGCTCATTAGCAAATTTTTCAAGTTTTTCCTTTTCTTCGAATAAAGCGCTGTTCTTTAAAGAATCATCATATTCGATTTTATAGTTTCTTTCTTGACAAAACTCTGCCACTCTTTTCAATAGACCATAAGGCAGAGTGTTAGATCTACGATCAAACAAGCGAATCTTTCCATCCCACATTTTATTACGGAATGCAGGCATAAACTTGTATCCTTCAACGTAAAACGTAAAGTATTCGCATAGCTCCATAAGAAGGCCAGTGTCTTGGCTCTCTAAAAAGATTCGCGACTCGTCTTTTCTGTGCGCTTTAAGCATTACATTCCTGATGTGAACTTCTTAAAGTCTAAAATATTTTTAACGTGTGTATGTCTCCAACGTATGTTACCCATGATTTCTTCAAGAGTATCAATAATAGTTTTTTGATAATCGATCTGTGCTCGAATACGCGCCATATCTTTGTCAGTGCAGTAATACATATCCATGTCGCCTTTTAAAGGCTTAGTCATACCATCAAATGGATCATACTTCCATTTACGGTTGTCCATATCCTGCTGTGACATTTTCCCGTTATAATAAAGCCACTTATCCTTTTTCATGGACTCTTGTTCCATTTCTTTTTTCTTTAGCATAAGCTTAGCCATTGAAAAAAGTTCAAGGTATTTAGCGTGTAATTTAGAAGACTTTATAGTCTCATCGTCAAGGCATACATCGTCAATAACTGCATCCTTCTTCCACATCTCTAAGATCTGTTCCAAGTTAATCATAATATAAATTTATTTATAGTTATTTAATTATAGCAAATTCATTATATCTGAAAGAAACGTCTGCTTGAAGATAGGTGACATCTGAAGACTGAGAGTTAAAATCAACACCGCTCAAAGATGTAGGAAACGACTCTTTAAATTGGAATTGCTTGTTAACGTTATTATGACTTGACATCACAGATAGAATCATATCGTGTCTTTCAAGGCCATCACTGTTTGCTTTCATCCAATTGAACATTTCAGTGTAGTTATTCATGTCTT